GCGAACACCATTGCCCTTGCCCAGCGGTATCTGCCGCTGCTCGACGAGGTATACAAGTACAGTTCCCGCTCCGCCATCCTGGACAACCAGAATGTGCAGTTCGTCGGCGGCAACGCCGTGAAGGTCTACAAGACCAGCATGGACGGCCTGGCCGACTACAGCCGCAACGGCGGTTACGTCAACGGCGCGGTGAACGGCAGTTGGGAGACCATGACCCTGAGTCAGGACCGCGGTCGTTCCTTCCAGATCGACCGGATGGACAACGAGGAGACCCTGGACCTGGCCTTCGGCACCCTGGCGGGCGAGTTCGTTCGTACCAAGGTCGTGCCTGAGATCGATGCCTACACCTTCGCTGCGCTGGCCGGTGCCACCGGCATTCAGAGCGCGAACGCGGACATCACCGTGGGCACCACCGACGTGCCCGACCTGATCGACACCGCCACCAAGGCGATGAACGAGGAAGAGGTTCCCGAGGAGGGCCGCATCCTGTTCGTTTCCGAGACGGCTTACGAGGGCCTGAAGGTGAAGATCGCGCGTTTCACCGAGAACGGCGAGCGCAACATCTACAACGGCGTGGAGGCCTACAACGGAATGCGCGTGATCCGCGTGCCCCAGACCCGCTTCTACACCGCCATCACCCAGTACGACGGCACGACTGCCGGTCAAACCGCGGGCGGCTACATCGGCACCCCGAGCACCGGCTACAACATCAACTTCCTGATGGTGCATCCCAGCGCCGTGCTGAAGGTGATGAAGCATGTGCTGCCGCGCATCTTCACCCCGGACATCAACCAGAGCGCCGATGCCTGGAAGTTCGACTATCGCGCCTACTGGGACGCCTTCGTGTACGAGAACAAGGCGAAGGGCGTGTACCTGCACCGCGCGGCGACGGCCCTGTGATGATGAGGTGAGCGCATGGCTGTGATGCAGACGCCTCATGGCCGCGTGATTGGGCTGATTCTCAATAAGGAGGATCAGCCCATGAAAGAGGCTGTTGAGAAGACGCCGGAGGCAAACTCCCTCAGTCAGCCTATTGCTGACAGCTCCCTCAAAAAGGGAGCCAAGGTCGAAGCCAAACCGGCGGCGGTGAAGAAGGCGGGGAGACCCGCGAAGAAGTGACGATTGGAGGTGGGCCGTATGACACCCGAAGCGAAGCTGGCGATGGTCAAGGCGATTCTGCGCATTGACGAAGCGGACACTTCCGAGGACGCGCTGATTACGACCTACCTGGACATGGCCCAGCAGGAGATGCTTGCCTGGCGGTATTCCCACGCGAACCCGGACAACGTGCCCGATACCGTGCCCCCTGAGTATGAGATCACGCAGGTACAGGCGGTCATCAACGGCTACACGCAGGCTGGCGTCGAGGGCCAGGTGCTTTCCATTGAGAACGGCATCCACAGGCACTTCAACTACAGCGACATGGTGGAGTACGTGAGGGCGCATGTGATTCCCATTGTGGGGGTAATGCGGAGCAAGAGCGGCATATGCCCATGTTCATGCGGATGTGGGGAGACCGCTGACGCGGGGACAATTCCCTCAGTCAGCTCCGCTGACAGCTCCCTCGGGGAGGGAGCCAATGGGGACGGTGACGGGACATGAGAGGCGCGAACCGCAACAAGCAGGTGTTCTGGTATGCGCTGTTTGACCAGACCTCCGAGGGCACGGACGAATACGGCAACATCATACAGCAGTATGCCACCTACGGCGATCCCGTGAAAACCAGCGGAAACATCTCCCCGGCCAAGGGTGAGGTGGTTTCAAGGCAGTTTGGCGACGACGACCTGTATGACCGGGTGATCGGGCCGCTGCCGATTGACACGCCGATTGACGAGTACGCGGTGCTTTGGATCGACGTGACGCCGGAACTGGACGGTGAAGGACACCTGGCGCTGAACGAGGACGGGCAGCCGGTGACACCACACAACTACATTGTGCGGAAGAAGGCCCCGAGTTTGCCGGTGTTCGGCGGCGTGATGCTGGCGGTGGACAAGGTGACGGTGACGTGACATGAACGGCAGCATCGACGACATCATCAAGGGGCTGGAGAGCTACAAGCGGAGCCTGAAGGTCAAGGCGGACGCGCTGGTGAGGGCGCTGGCGGAGGCCGGGTGCGAGGCAGTGACCGTGACCTACGCAGGAACCCGGTACAAGGGACCGCGGGATGAAAAGGTGACGGTTGAGGAGCGCGGGCCCGGCAAATACGCCATCGTAGCTTCCGGTCAGACGGTGCTCTTTGTGGAGTTTGGCGCTGGCGTATACCTGGGCGGAGGGCATCCACAGGCGGGAGAGTTCGGCTATGGGCCGACGACCTATCCCGGACAGATACATGCCGCTGATCCGAACGGATGGTATTTGCCGAAGAGCGTAGCTGGGAAAAGCGGCGTTCACACCTACGGCAACGCGCCAAGCGCGGCAATGTACCACACGGCGAAGAGCCTGCGGGCGATGGTTGAGCAGGCGGCGAGGGGGGTGTTCGGCGGATGATCGACCTTGAATCCCCGCTGTTTACGGAGATCGCGACTGCGCTGAGAAGCGAGTACAAGGGCATCACCGTATACGGCGAATACGTGCCCGCGCCTGCCGGGTTTCCATCGGTTTCGATCGTGGAGATGGACAACGCGACGTTTCTGCCCGCCCGGACAAACCGGCCAACTGAACAGTACGCGGAAGTGATGTACGAGGTGAACGTGTACAGCAACCTTTCGAGGGGCAAAAAGGCCCAGGCGAAGGCCATCATGGGCACCATCGACACGATGCTTCAAGAGTATGGGTTTGAGCGGATCACCGTGACGCCCGTACAGAACATGAACGACGCGACGATCTACCGCATGGTTGGAAGATACCGGGCGGTGGTTAGCGACGATTTGACCATATATAGGAGGTAGATAGATATGTCTCAGGCTATCAATACTTTTCAGGCGACACTGATGCAGGGCACCGGTACCGGCACGCTGACGTGGGCCCAGCTGGTCGAGATCAAGGACTTCCCGGACCTGATCGGCACGGTTGAGGCCCTGGAAAAGACGACCACTTCCGACGCCCAGCGTACCTATATCGAGGGCATCGTCGGCAACGACCAGAAGTCCTTCACCTGCAACTACAATCCCACCGACTATGCCAAGATCCAGGCACTGGAGGGCCAGGAGCTGAATCTGGCGGTGTGGTTCGGCTACACCAAGAGCGGCACCACCTACACCCCCGACGGCAGCATGGGCAAGTTTGAGGGCAAGGGTTATGTCCGCGCCGGTATTCCGGGCAAGGGCATCAACGAGGTCGTGGACATGACGGTGACGCTGACCATGACCGAGGGCTTCGTGCTGGTGAGCTGAGTAAGAAGCTGCGGCGGGGATGGGGGACGGGGGACCTCATCCGACCCCGCTGCGCGGGGCCACCTTCCCCAACGGGGGAAGGCTTTTGGAGAACGCAATAAGTCTACAGCCGTTTGGGGCGGGGTGGATTAACCCTTGCCCCCGGCTGTAGGGACGACGGGACATCGACGGAGTGATAAACACAATGGCGAGAAAAAAGAAGGGAGAACAGAATACCATGAGCGACATCCAGAAGGCCAACATGATTGAGTTCGAGTACAACGGCAAGGCGTATTGCCTGGAATATACGCCTGATACGATCAAGCGGATGGAGGCCAACGGCTTCAACATCAACGAGATCGGCGAGAAGCCCGCGACCCGGCTGGAGCAGCTGTGGGCGGGCGCGTTCCTGGCGCATCACCGCAAGGCGGTGGGCGACGGCATTCCCGAAAAGCTGTTCAAGCAGATGAAGCGGCGCGAGGAGCTGCTGAAGAAGCTGACCGAGATGTACAACAATACGCTGGAGTACCTGCTGCCCGACGAGGACGACGAGGGAAACGTGGAGTGGACGGCGACCCTGTAAGGGAAGGGCCGCTGGTTGACGCTGGAGATGGGAGTGACGAAGGGGAGATGCCTGTCACTCCCATAAGTTTAGCGGAGATGTTTACAAGCATTTGCCCCGCCTACATTGCGATGGGGATGACCTGGAACCAGTTCTGGCACTGCAATACGAAGGTGCATCGGGACTATCGGCTGGCCTGGAAGCAGCGCAAGCAATACCGGAACTGGGAGATGTGGTGGCAGGGCGGCTACATCTACGAGGCATTGTTGAAGGTGGCCCCTGTGATGCGGGCGGCCTTTGGCAAGGGCAAGGTGGAACCCGGGAAATATTCTGAAGAGCCGTATCCGCTGTCCAGCAGGGAGGCGGAGGAGCGCAAGGCAGCGCAGCAGCGGCAGAAGATGGAACGGATGCTGGAAGTGTTCAAGCGGGAGAGCGCGGAGAACATCAGGAAGCGGGAAGAGCAGGCCGCAGACAATGAGTCACGGAACCTGTCCCCGTGACTCATCAGGAGATTGGAAGCAAAGGGGGATTGAGGATCATGGCGGACACCGTTGATTCGCTTTCCATTACATTGACGGCTGACACCAGCAGCGCGGAAGAATCGATAAATAAACTTATTGGAAGACTTGCCCTGCTCAAAGTAGCCGTACAAGGTGCTTCCAATTTTACAAAAATCGCGGCTGGCATCAAGCGTATTGCCGACGCTGCCAAGCAGATTGACACAGATTCAGGTAAGAAACTTTCCGACCTGGCCCGTGGTTTGACGGACCTTTCCAAGGTTGGGGACCTTTCCAATCTGGCCGACGCAGGAAAGAACATTTCCAGCGTGGTACGCGCGGTCAACAGCATGGGCCAGAGCGGCGGCAATGGACTGAGCGGGCTTGCGAACGGCATCAAGCAGACCAGCGACGCGCTGGGGAGCATCAAGGACGCCGACGTGAGCAAGCTGGGGGCGGTGCGGGACGCGCTGAGCGGCGAGATGAGTGGGAGCCTGCACACCAGCGTAAGGGCCAGCGAGAGTGAGGCTTTGGGCGGCATGGGAACGCCGGAGCCGAGCTTTGGCAACATGGCAGCCTACGGCGCGATGACCGTGTTCAAGTATACGGCGGACAGCATTCGTGACGCGACTATGGCATACCGCGAATTTGGCGCGGCGCTGGCCGGTGGCGGTTCAACTGTTGATACGCAGTTTACGGATTCTATGATGACCGTGTTTAGATACACGGCGGACAGCATTCGGGACGCTACGGCAGCATATCTGGAGTTCCAAGCGGCTATTGGCAGCGGCGTGCCTCCGATATTCACGAATTTTGCAGACGATGCGGCGCGATCCGGTGGATCGGTGCGTATGCTTACCGGGAACGTTGGCAGCAATAATGAAGGTCCCTGGGTTGCAGACGAAATCCGGGATGCGGCGCGGGCCTATGATGACTTTGGTAATTCGGCCTCCAAGGCGGCAGATGTGATTGAAACGGAGTTTGTTAATCCGTTTGCGAATTTCAAAATGAAGCCACTTGAAGACGAATTGCCAAGGGTGACACTCAATCCAATAGATGGCAGCGTTGCAGACAGCGTAAACAACGCTGCGGGCGCGTTTGGTAATCTGTCAAGTGTACTTGGTGGACTGTCTGGCGTGCTTGGACCCATAGCGAGCGGGCTGATTGCCATTCCCAAATACTTCGGCGGGCAGTTGATTAAGAACATCCAGAGCGCCACGAAGGGCTTGACAGGGTTCTTCCATTCCATCGTGCGGATAGCGAAATATCGGCTGATACGCACGGCGTTGAAGTTGATTACCCAAGGTATTAACGAGGGGATTAAAAACCTGTACAGTTGGAGCCGGACAGCAGATACGACGTTTTACAACAGCATGAATCAGATTGCGACTGCTACCAAATATATGGGTAACAGTTTTGCTGCTATGGCCGCACCGTTGGTGAACGCATTGGCCCCTGCGATTGACTTTATTATAGATAAATTCGTAGATCTGTTCAACTTCATCAATCAGGTAATTGCGAGGCTGTCCGGTCAGACCAGTTACACTGCGGCCAAGAAGGTGGCGGCGCAGTGGGACGACGCCAGCAAGAAATCCGCAAAGAGCGCAAAGGATGCCTCAGACGAGATCAAGCGGACGATCCTTGGGTTTGACGAGATCAACAAGCTCAACGGCAAGACCAACAGTGGCAGCAGCGGCGGAACCGGAAGCGGAAGCAGTACAGACGCGAGCGGCATGTTTGAAAAGCGCACCATCGACGGTGGTGTGAGCAGCTTTGCGGACCAGTTGAAGGCCGCGTTTGACGCCAGCAACTGGCAGGAGCTGGGCACGTTGTTGGGCGGCAAGGTCAATGATCTTGTGAATGGCATCGACTTCGCCGGTGCGGGTGAAAAGGTCGGACAGGCGATCAACGCCTGGTTCAGCACCAAATATTGGACGCTGGACACCATCAACTTTACGAATATCGGCAGTAAGATCGCAGAATTTTTGAACAACGCGATTAAAGAAATTGATTTTAGCATAATTGGCGCATTGCTTGTGCAAAAGTTGACCATTATCGGTGATTTGGTCATCGGGTTCTTTGAGACTTTTGATATGGGACAGGCATCGGAGAAGTTCAGCAATTTTGTCAGCGGCATATTTACGGAACTGTCGAAATGGCTTGAAAAGACTGATTGGATGAAACTCGGTGAGAGCATTGTCAACAATATCGTGGATGCCATAACTGGTTTTGATTATGCAGATTTGGTTAGCAGTATCGCCGAATTTCTTGGCGGCCTGTTAGGGGCTGCTATAAATCTGATCAGCGGACTGAGCAAGGCCATCGGTGAAAAGATTGCCGGAGCATTTGAAGGTATAGGAAAGTTCTTTCAAAAGCAGATTGAAGCCTGCGGCGGTGATATTGTCGGCGGTATTTTGAGGGGCATTATCCTCGGCTTGGTTAATATCGGGGTATGGATTGTCGATAACATATTCAAACCATTTATAAAAGGATTCAAAAAAGCTTTTGGAATTGCGTCTCCTGCTAAAGAGATGTACGGCCCTGGCGAAGATATTATGAATGGTGTGCTGCAAGGCATTTTGAATGTCATCGGCACGATCGAGCAGTGGATTATCGACAATGTTTTTAACGTTATTACCAAGGCCTTTACGCTTGCGGAGACGGTAGTACAATCGCTTGCGGCGATTGGCGAGACGATTATCAATACCGTGCTTGGCGGCATTCTGAACGTCATGGGCGGAATCGTCACTTGGGTTGCGACCAACATCATCAAGCCTTTGATGGACGCTTTTACCAAGGATGACGAGGAAGATCAAGGCGAGGATTTTTCGAGCAAACTGTGGGAAGCGATCAAAGGCAAGTGGAACAGCGATAACCGACAGTTGACAATAAAACTTGAAGCGAACAAAACCGCTAAGGATATATGGAGTACAATCAACACTGCATGGAACGCGGAGACGCGGGAATTGCCGGTAAGCGTAAATATAAGCACTACCGGCAATGCGTTATGGAATACGTTTAAGAGCGAATGGGACGCGGCGAAAGTCACGCTGTATAGCACTCCCAAATTGGACAACACAGGTACAGTGCTGTGGAACACGCTAAAGAGTGAATGGGAGAAGGCCCGTGTGACATTGTATGGTACTCCCAAATTGGACAACACAGGTACAGTGCTGTGGAACACGCTAAAGAGTGAATGGGAGAAGACCCGTGTGACATTGTAC